GCATTAGAATTATGATAAAAGAAGAACTAAAAGAAATATAATTAACAGAGCAAGATGAACGCTGCAAAGAATTTGGATATTAAACTATGGAAGAAAAAAGAACATACAAAACAATTAAATGGATATTGAAAGACAATATCAAAAAGAATGTAAGGTCTTTATGGACTTGGAAGGATGATAACTTCACCATGATATATGAGAATTACTCAGGAGATGACCGCATATATACTTCAAGTCAATTATTAAAAATATTAACAAAATGAAAAAAGAAGGAGAGGAAACTAACATTAGGGCTTTCATAGATTTAACAGTAACTGGAACTGCTGAGGGAGGTATATATGTGAGAGCTAAAAAAATAAATGATAAAATTAAACATATAGAATCATTAGGTGTGGATTATGTTGTTGGTATTATTTATGATGGAACTGATAATTTAGAGATAGTTACTAAGCCATTATCAGGAGTAGTAACTGTTGACCCAGATAGACTAATTAATTAATAAAAAATAATGGAAGAATATAACAAACACTATAAAGAGACAGGGAGGAATGGATGGACTCCAACAAATACATCTGACCCATTAGGAGTGGATTTAAGAGTGCCATCTTATTATAAAGGTAAGAATGGATATGAAGCTCGTAAGGTTTGCGATAACTTTGAACTTCCTTATCACCTCGCAACTGCCACAACTTACATACTAAGAGCGTATCACAAGCACGATACTCCAGTAGATTGTATTACTAAAGCAATAGCACACTTAGAGTTTGAATTAGAAAAAATAAAAGATGGAGGACAATAAGAATTACGATATGAGCGGTGTTAGTCAAGAAGAATTTGACAAACACTTTATAAAAGATGATGATTTAATGAAAACATCTTGTTGTAATAGGAGCTGGTATAGAACTAAAAAGCACCTTAAATGTCCAGGATGTAAGAAGTATGTGGATAAAGATGTAACCGCTAGAGGGATTATGCAGGGTATTAACACTATGATTGAAAAAAGTAAAGAAAATGAAAAAAATAAAAATATTACCAGTTCCGAAGCCTAGGATGACAAGAGCTGATACTTGGAGAAAAAGACCTTGTGTAGTTAGATATTGGGCTTACAAAGATGAGTTAAGAAGTAAAATAATGGATTCAGGTATTGAGGTTAAAGATGAATTATATCTTGAATTTGAAATGCCTATGCCTAAATCTTGGAGTAAAAAGAAAAAGAAAGATAATCTTGGTAAGGTTCACCAACAAAGACCAGATATTGATAATCTTGTTAAAGGGGTTATGGATTGCTTATTTAAAGAGGATTCACACGTTCACACTATATACGCTAAAAAGATTTGGGCTGAAGATGGGGCTATGAGTTTTATGACAGGGAATAACCTTGTCTCACATTACTCAGGTGACTAAACCTGTCTCTCTGCTTATAAACTATATTTTTAGCCTGCTTCTCTGAAATATCATATTTAATTGATATATCAATAAAAGTATGTCCTACATGTCCTCTGTTTATCACAATAAATTTATCAAAATCTTTTATCATCATATAGTTTCTTAACACTTTAGGAGGGATAAGACCTATGCTTGATAAATGTAATATAGTATCTTTAAGAGTATGCTCGTTTCCAAACCTTTTAGTTAACTGTTCGCAAACAGTATCTCTAAATTCAAAAATAACTTCTTTTCTATTTGCCATTATTAATTTTATTCGTTATTCTGGAAATAACTGTTTGAACACAACTAGCACAAGTTTGTGAACTTCTACTGTAGCTTCCTCCCAGATGTAGATTATAAACATCAAATAAAAATTCTAAAAGAGCATATCTATCTGACTGAGGGCTTTTAATTTCCTCTAAGGCTAATTTAATTTTATTTTTTTCCTCATAACTAATAAAATCCCATCCCTTAGGGTTAGTAAATGTTACCATAATCCTTGAGGGCACTTTATATAAAACTCATCAATTCTTGCTTTTAAATTAAGAAAGCAACCACAATCACCACATTTTTCAAGACCCTTCATGTTTAATGGTTTTTTATAAGAACCGCACTTATTAGTTCTGCAAATTTCAATTCTTTTATTAAAAGTCTTTTCTGAGGACTTTTTGAGTTTACCTCCAATTATTAGACTCCAAAATATTTTTATTAATGTTTTCATGTTGCAAATATAGTAAAATTATTTAGAATATAGTAGCTGTTAGTTCAGAAAGACTAACACTCTGTTGTGAACCTGTAATATCAACCTCAGAAACTGTAACTGTTTTATTATTTATACCTCCAATAATATTGGCAGCTAAATCAGCAAACTCCATCTTTTGATTACTCTGTCCTGCAGATTTAAGTCTATTTGCAGTACCTGGAGTAACACCACCAGTAGCAAACTTAACCCCACCTCCTGCTTGATTCATGGCTGAAAGTTCATTTCTATACATAGCTGTACTTCTTTTATTAATTACAGCCTCTCCTCCTTCCAACTCAGCCACAGCACCTCCTACAGCAAACTTAACACCTCCATCAGCATGACTAGCACCATTCACCATTCCTCCTTGAGCAAATTGAGGTATAATACCACCAAGAGCACCAGTAAACTTAGTGGCAGCAATAGCGGCTATCTGAGCACCTATAAGTGTTGTCATCATAGGTATAACAAATGGTGCTACAACACCTGTTTGTGCAGAAATCATAGTTATCGCTAAAGCTCCATTAATAACTGCTTGGGCAATTTTATTTGTCTTATCCATTATAAATTCTTTCTTAGCTATAGCTCTAAGCTCTTCATCTCTTTTTAAATCATTAGCTTCTTGAATTAATGCGTAATGGTCTCTAACATTTTCTTGAGCCTCTTCATTACCTTCTAAAGCTTCAAGTTTTGCCTCTAACTCTGTTGCTAAATCTTCCGACTCAAGAGTTCTGAACTCAGTTATTTTATTTTTCTCTAACTCCCATCTGTTACTCATATATGTGGAGAAGGCATCAAAAGCGGTATTGTAAGAAGCAGCTATAGTTTGTATAGCCTGCATTTGAGCTGCAACATTCTCATCAAGATTAGTTTGATTAGCAGTTCCAGTCTTTATTGCAGCAGCAGTTCGTACAACCTCTAATTGCCTTTGGTATTCTACAAAATTTAAAGTTTCATCAATATAATATTTTTTAAGTATTGCCTCCTGCTTTTTAAGGTTAGAAGCAATAAGTGCTGTCTGGCTACTCAAGGCAGAGTCTCTAGCTGCCCTTTCGGCTGCAAGTTGTCCAAATATAGTTCTAACTCTCAGCTGACCATCAGTTTTAAGTATTCTAATCATAGCAGTACCTCTTCCATGTTCCTCTTTAATAGCTAACATGGTCTCTGTTTTGTTATCAGTTATAGCCTTGCTAGCTGCTTTCATTTTAATCTGACGCATTTCTTCAGTATGACTAATTTCTATCTGCTTAAGATGTGCTTTAGAGGTTTTCAACTTCTCAGCTTCCTCATCAAGCATGCCTTTTGATGTCTCATTTGTTAATGTTTTAAGTCTTATAATTTCAGACTCATACTTTTCTTGACTAATTACTTTCTTAGCTAATGCGTCATCTAACGCTTTAACTCCTCCAGTTATAAGTCTAAAATCAGCTACATCTAAATTCTTTATAATTTCAAACTTATTTTTATTGGTCTTTATAAGGTCTTGTATTTCTTTTTGATTAGCATTAGACCTAAATTTTTCTATGTTTTTTATATTAGTAACTATTAAGTTTAAATTTTTCTGTGCTTCCTTAATAGCTACATCTCTACTTGCCTCTGCCCTAACCATAGCTACACCAAATGAATCTTGCATTAAATCATCTACAAGTTTAGACATTTCTTTTGAAAAATCTTTGGTTTTATTTAAAGCAAAATTAAAACTATTACCTAATTCAACTACCTTTTTACTACCCTTAGTTATAGGGGCATCAAGGTCACTAACAAACTTCTCTAAAACAGTAAGCTCAATGTTTGTTTTTCTAATATCAAGACCTGATTTCTTTACATCAAAACCCATCTCCAAAACTGAATCAGCAAAATTGTTTGATTTCTTTTGTGCATCTGCAAGTAGTTCGTTAGTCATTCCTAATTCTTTATCTACAAGAGCGGCATATTCTGTAACCCAAGTAAATTCATTTAACTTTTGCTCATTCTCCTTTATCATTAGTCTCTTCTCCTTATCACTACTATCTCTGAAAAGTAGTAATAAATCATCATAATGCTTTCTCTTTGTTTCTCTGAATGTTTTATCCCCCTCAAGTTTTAGGTCTTGGTAAGTTTCTGTTTCAGCCAACTCTCTTTGTAAACTTTCAGTTAACCGAGCTTCCACAAGTTTTAAGCCTGCAAGGTTCATATTCCTCTCTTTTATATCACCAGCTGCCTTGTCTTTAAGTCTAATCTTAGCCATTAGCATTTCATTTTCAAATTGACCAATTTTCTTTTTATTTGCCTCTATATAAGCTTCAACACCCTTTATTTCTGCTTCATCTGCCTCGTCATTAAGTCGTTTTTGCTCTTGTATTAGTTTTATATTTTCTTTAGTAATAGCTAATACAACTTTCCTATCCGCTTGTTCAGTGTTTAAATCTCTAAGTTCTTGTAGTTGCTTTTCATTAGCAAGTTCTATATCCATAAGTCCAAGAACATCATCAAATTCATCTTTAAATTGTCTCATAGCCTCAGCTCTTTTTTTACTATTTGTCGTGTACTCTAAGACATTATCTATATCTTCACTCATGGCTTTATTAAGCCTCTCTTGTTTTTGTTCTGCAGCACTCATTTCTTCTCCCAGCATAAAATATGCAGCAGCAAGTGTAGTTACTACTGTAGCTACTGCAACATAAGGATTAGCAGCTGCAGTTGCATTAAATGTTCCTTGAGCTACAGCAGCCGCCCTAAGAGATGGTATCAACATGCTCATAGACCTAAACAATCCTATTATACCCAGTCTTAATGAGTTTAATCCTAACATAGCAAACCTTGTGGTTAATCCAACAAGAGCAACCCCAACCAGCTGTATTACAGTTCTTATAGCTTTTAAAGCCCCTTCACTTTCCGAAATATTCTGTATAAATTCTGTTAATGAAAATATACTTCCCCTCATAGACGTATCAAACTCATCACCAAGAGCTATACTCAATCCTTCTGATGCTGACTTTAATAAGGTCATATCCCCAGTAAGGTTATCTAGTCTTATTGCAGCCATCTTAGTTACAGCTCCTTCTGCATTATTAAGGATTTCAACACTACCCTGTATTCCTTCAATATTTTTTATTAAAGCAAGGAAGGCAGGTGCTGACCTTTTATCTAATAAATCTACTGCCTCTGTTGCACTAAACCCCTCTGCAGATAATTTCTTCATAGCTACTGCAAGTTGTTCCGTACCTACTACTGGGCCACCAAGCTTTTTAGCTAACTTAGAATTTGCATCACCTAACTTAAGCATTATATTTTTTAAGGCATTACCAGCTATAGAACCGCTTAGACCATTATTTGCTAACTGCCCTAATAAGGCTGTTGTTTCCTCAAGGGTAAACCCTACAGCTCTTGCTACTGGGGCAACAAATTTCATTGACTCTGTAAATCTATCAAGATTTAATGCTGTAGTTGTAAATGAAGCCGCCATTACATCTGCTACATTTTTAGTTAAAGATGCGTCTAAATTAAAAGCCCTAAGAGTAGTACCTGCTACTTGGGCTGAATTAGATAATGATTCTCCAGTAGCTGCCGCTAAGTCAAGTGTAGCCGCTGTTGCTAAGTCAATTTCCTCTGTTGAAAATCCTAAACGAGCAAACTCCTCTTGTAGCTTACCTACTTGTGTAGCTGTAAATACAGTTGAAGAACCTAGCCTTAATGCTGCCTCTTGTAATACTTGAAATTCAGCACCAGTAGCACCTGATATTGCTTTAACTGCTGACATCTGTGCTTCAAATTCAGCAAAAGATGATACAATACCCTTTACAGCTCCTACAATAGCTCTAACAGCAAATGCTGCCGATATAGCCACTGCAGCTGACTTAAAGGTGGTAATTAACCCACCACCAGCCTTATTCATCTTATTAGCAGCAGTAGTAGTTTTACCCATAGCTGCTGTTTGTTTATTAAAAGCAGCTCCTAATTGTTGCACTTCTTTCTTAGCTCCAGAGTAATTCTCGTTAGCAGCCTTTAATTGTTGCATTTTTATTTTAGCAGCATCAAGCTTTTTATTTAGCTCTATTAAACCTTTAAGATTTGCTTTAAATGTAAAAAGTGTTCCAGTGTTAGCCATATTAGTATTTATTATTATTTTGTTGTTTTAAATTTGGTTTTGTTTTTAAATATACTTTTTTCTTAGCTCCATCTAAATCTGTATAATAAACATCTCCAGTTATAGATAAATCACCTACCTTAAAGTCAGCAACAACCTCTCCTCCGAATATAGAGAACTCTCCATTTGCATCTACAGATATAGCATTTTGATTAATCTTCTGCCCTTGAATTGTATATCCACTACCTACTTGAAATATATCATTAGGATTTACTTCATTATTACATCCTAAAACAACCTGACCAGAATGAGACATCAAACCCTTCCCTAGTGCTATAGCGTTCCCAAAAATAGTATTACCAGTAGCCCCTGAGTAAGAAGTAGATTGATTTGTAATACCATTACTTTTATTTACCATCAAAGCTGATTGATTTGCCTGAGGAGCTGTCATATCTTCACTTTTAATAGTTACATTGTTACTTGTAGCTAATAAGTTTTGTGGAGGTATATCTGCATCTGCTATAATACTGTATTCCCCATTTGTAGAAAGAACAATAGTCCTATCTTTTTCTTTAATAATAGCAGAGCCTCCATCAGGATTCATAACATCTAATCCTCCATAATTAGTTGGTGGTATTACAAGTTTTGCTTTTTGACCTTTAATTTCAGCAGGAACTTCGTACTTCCATTCAATTAACTCAACCTTTGTTAATTGGTCTAATGCTGGTTTATAATCGGCAACCTTATTTATAGTCCAGTAAGTTGAAATACCACCATCCATTACTATTTTAATAATATTTCTAAAATCAAAATTAGCAATATCTGTAGGGGATAAATCCATCATACAGGTTCTTAATGCAGCACCTCCACTAACTTTTTCAAAGAAATTTCCATAATATCTATCAAATAGACCTCTTTGGTTACCAATATTATGCCAAGCTAAATTATCATCATAAGTAGCTGTACCATTATGCTCATAATTATAAGTGTAAGCATAAGGGTAGCTATTATGATTTTGAACAATACCATTACCATCTGTTAATTGCCAAGTACCTGTGTTAGGGCTTAAGCCATGATAGTTTATTATTCTTATTTTATGACTTGTATCATTATCAGGCCTTTGAAGGCTATTAAACCAACCCCAATTTGGACTTCCAGACCACATTACAGGGACTGTAGGGGAGTTAACGAATGGTGTTATAGGAAAGGTGTGGTCGCAACCATTACCAGATGTGTGCATCCTCATTGTTGGGGCTATAACAGAAGTCCCAAGGTTTTTTTCTGATTTCCTATATAACTCATCATGCTCTATTTTAAAATCCCACAATTCTTTATCATAACCAAGAGAATTTGACATTGAAGAATTATATGCCTCAACAATTTTATCACCACTATCATTTTTGTATCTAAAATATATTGACTTAGCAAGTTCATCAATTAAAAATTTATCACTCCAACTACTTCTATCTATTTTACCACTCCAATCAACAAGCTTCCCTGAGCCATAAAAACTATCATAAGGCTCAACAAAAACTTTTTTCTGTTCATTATCAGCATCCCAATAAAGATTAAACATTTCTGTTATACCTTTTAACAATTCTAATTGTTTTACTCCACAACCAAGGGACATGTTAGGACTTGCGGTGAATGGAGGTACAAACGCTTGACCTGCAATAGGATAAACCATAAAATCTTGGTTTTTAATATAAGCTCTACATTCTCTGAAAGCTTTAAAGTTTATTCCGAAAAATCTAATCTGCACTTTATCACCAGCACTTAGGTTCATTACCATATTAGAATCCTCTGTTTTCCAAGATTCTCCATTACTTGTATGTCTCCAAACACAGTTTGGCAATCCAACAGGGTCAGTTGCTGTTACCCCATCCTGAGTGGTAGGAGGCCCAACATTTGAATTAAATACATATTGACCCCCATCCAGTGGACTATCAGCCCAACCACCATACTGGCTATAACCCATTGTTTGTCCATTAACAACAATACGAGAAGCCCACATACCAGAATCACCAGAAGTCCCATTCTGAGAAACCTTAACTGTTGCTTTATAATATATATTATATCTCCCAGAAAAAGGAACAACATATCCATTCTGGACGCTACTACTACTCCCCTGTGTATAATGAGCAATACCATTCTGAACAGGTATTACAGGATAAAAATTTCTTGTAGTGTTTAGGTTTGAACCAGTTGCAGGCATTGTTGGCAGTTGTTTCTCTGCAGCCTTTGATGCGTGTGCCGAGTAATCACTATCTGGCCCAAGGTCTGTACTTCCTGCGAAATCATACTCTTCACCTGAGGTGTAAGGTATTATTAATTTTTTAAACTCTGGAGTCTCTATGAAATCGCTTTCAATAGTATATCCAATGTTTTCAAACATTTTCTCCACAGCACTTTTTACATATATTGCTGGATGTAAATCTTTAAGTGAATGTGCTGTTATGCTTGGGTCTGAATCTTTTAACCATTCCCCATAATTAATAATAGGGTAAACATAATTTACTTGGTCAACATTTTTTGACCAACTTGCAACAACTGTATCATAATCCTTTTCATGGGTTGGTAATCCAAGCTCACAAAGTTTTTTATCCTTAAGTAGTTCTGGCCAGTATGATGGGTCTTGTAGTATATGGCACATATACTTACCTCCAGCTCCTGTAACACTTTGTTCTATTCTTGCAAAACCACTAAAACATACAATTCCATTAACTGATATTCTTGCTTTCTTCCATCCTAAATCTTCAGTATTTCTGTGACTTCCATCAGCAGTCATAGTATGTAAAATCCTTTGATTTCTATTACTTGCTGGTAACTCAAATGTTTTAGAAAAACCTGTTGACCTTTTACTTGGGTCTCTTAAATCTCCACTATTTAGTGTTAATCCTAAAGGAACAGACTCCTTGTTCATTGTATCTAAATAATCATAAGTATATGTTTGTACCTGAATCTCGTTTGTTTGAAATGTAGGGGTTAAATTGTAATCCCAATCAAATCCTCCTTCTGTTATCTCAAAATTTGACATAACCATTTGAGAGCTTCCTCCGCCTCCATTATTCATTCTTAAAAAGTGGTACTGTGCATGATAAAAAGTCTTATATCCATAAGCTCCACCACCATATTGAACCTTAGTATTTGTAGTCCATCCTCCAGGTTGTCCTCCAAGATTAGGGTCAAGCATTTCTTCGTAAATAACCATGTCAGGTATAAAAGGAACACATACCTCATAAGTTCCTGGGGTATCAAAAGTTTTCCATGCCCAAGGTTTCCCTGACCTATCAGCCCCAGCATAATCCATAGCGTACTCAACATCAGAAAGGTTATAATTTCCTATATTAACATAATAACCAGAACCAGTGTAATCTACATAAGTCATTACCTCTACTGAACAATTAGATATACTATCTATAGTAAATGTTACTTTATAACCCTGTGTCTCAGTATTCATACAATTAAATATGTTATGAGAACTTCTTAACCCAAAATTAAGGTCGTCATTAACTACTGAAGCAAAATTAACTGGAGTAGGAAGTGATGAGGAATATGATGCGTGAATACTTTCTCTTGAAGAATTATATTCAATATGACCTATATCATACTTCCATGCACCTGTATGAACATAGGGAGTTATATATCCTCTGAAATTTGACCAAAATCCGTCTGTAAAAAAATCCTGAGGTAAAACAGTAGGGAATTTTGCTGACAAGTAATCTGCTAAATTATCAACTCCTGGCCCTCTACAAAACAAATCATCCTCATCCCCTTCTAGTATCTCAAGAGATATGGAACAATTAAATCCACTTGATGTTGTAGGATAAAGATACAGCATACGACCTTGCTCTGTATCTGCACGACCCTCATTTGTTAAGTTATTAACATAAGTAGGAGGTACACTATTCCAAACAGATGTGTTTTGACCCTCAAAAAAGCAATTTCCACCACTAGAAGTTTCAAAAGTTAATTTAATAATCTGGTTTGATAAATTATTACCAGAAGTTGCTGGGAAGGCATAATTAAGTGTATTTGAGAAACCTTGATTAGTTCCTGGATTTGAAACTCCATCCCAAGTAGGGTTATTTGGAGTGTTACCAAATATACGAAATCCCTTACATTGTAAACCATACCAACCATTAAAATCTTCAAAGTCTGAATTAGCATTGAGCACTTGGAGATTATAAGCATCACAACGACCATCACAACCAGCTCCAAAAATATCATTTGAAATAGAACCATTTTGTACGTATTCTGTTATAGTAGAAAGACCTGCATCTTTTTCTCCTATCTCTAAAATTACTTCTTTTGCTTGAGAGGATTGAGCCATATTACATTTTTTGTGTTAGTGTACTTTCTGAAAACTTATACTTAAACTCTATAAAAGAATGGTTTCTTTCTGTTGAATACAATTTATACGAACCTTTTATGATATTAATAGCTATAAGACCCATATCTTCGTAAAGAGCTAAGTTACTTGTTGATTCGGTATCAACCCAATCACCTACCTTGCCTGTTATCCAAACTTGAGGAGACATTATCATTTCTTCAATCCACTTAACTTGTTCTCTAGTTAATGGTTGAGAAAAAACACTAATCATTTCATTTCTTTCACCCCATAAGTTTGTTATATTGTGCTCCCCTCTCATTATCCCAAAATTATTAGTTTCACTCCTTAAAAATTTTGTATGTTTATCAAATTCAGTTCCTGACATAGTTAGTTCTTTACTTTCAGTCCCTGTAGCTCTAAAGAAATCCATATTTCCAAGCATATTCCTGAATATAAAGTTAGTTCCTTGAGCATCACTACATTCTTTAGTGCTATCCATTAACTTATAATATGCTTTAGGGCCACTTCTTATAAAAGCTCCTGTAGTTGCATTATGATACTTTATTTGTATTCTCATAGAGTCAGTATTTAAGTCGCCATTAGCATCAGTAAGATGAGAGGTTAGAGAACCAGAAACCAAAGTTAACCAAAATTCAAGTATAATAGGGTGTATGTGAAGGCCTACATGGTCTGTAAATGTGGATGAGAGGCAAGGTAGGATTGCAGTTACCCCAGAACCATTTCTAACAGACATCTGTCCTACTCTATTAGTAGCACCTCTGTGCATCAAAGGAAGAAAGTAGAAAAACCCTTGACTAACATCTATGACATTATTGGGTGGCATATTAGTGGTGAAGCGATTAAAACCACTCCCAGTCCAAGGCACTTGACTGGTATTAGTGCCATTCATTACATATTTATCAACTCTTATATAATCATTAGCTGTAGAATTTGATTCTTCAACTGATGTATTTGTAGGGACAGCTATAAATGACTTTGTTTCCTTAAAATTACTTGAATCAGGAAGTAATCCACCTCCTAGTTGGTATTGAACAGGGAACACCTCTAATTTAAACTTTCTGGCTATCATTTGTCGCCAATTCATGCACCAATTCTGATTATAAAAAACAGGTTCTTGAATAAAGTATTGTCTACAATACTCAGCAAGATTAAAAGAATAAACCCCATCAGCTGAATCAGAATATCCATTCATACTAACTCCTGTATCTACATAATCAGATTGACCAGCAGTTTTTTCTATCCATAACTTACCTCTAAAAAAAGCTGGAATTGTAACTCCAGTTACCTTAATTTCAACAACTATAGGTCTTTGACAGCTTACAAAATGTCCATGAGGTTGTTGAGATATATTGAAATTTATTGCAGCCATATTATCTGAATTTTAGTGTTTTATTTATTTTTATATTGATTTGTGAAGCTATAATCGCTTCTAAATCCTTACTGATTTGAATATCAATAGCTTTCTTAGCATCATCTAACCATCCATCTGCATTAACTGTCTTTCCGTTGTTTTTAGCTGCAGCAGCAACACTAAATGCAATTCTTTTTGCTGTAATTTCATCTACTTGATATTTGTTTTGTGCCCAAGACATTAAAGCTCCTATGTAATCACTTTTACCTCCTCCTCCTTTACCACTGTAAGGAACATCAGAACTCCCCCTACCCTTTAAAGAACCCCCATTATTTAATCTTATAGCGGATTCATTTGATTCAAACTTCCAAGCAAGTTCGCTGGCTATTATTGTTGGTTTCTCTCCCCTTATACTATCTGCTGTTCTACCTGTTGTTCTGAAGCTTTGTGCCATTTTATTACCAGGTCTTATCGCTGTTTTCAACTTTTGCTGCATAATCCTAACAGGATTCCCTTGGGATTGAAATAATAATTGAGCTATATTTTCAAATATACTCATTAGTTTGGATTAGAAGTTTGATTAGCAGGAAATTGTGGAGGGAAAACACCATTATCATCAACACAAGGCTCTTCTCCTGCACCATAACAGCAAGTTCCATCATCAACTCCTGCTCCAGGATTATAATTGATAGCCATAGGGTCTGTACAACCACAAGCCCCAAAGTAATCTTGGCAAGGCTCATCACATCCAGATGGGTTACTTGGCCCAGAAGTGCTACAAGGGTCTACAGTAACAGCAATATTAGCTATAGCATCAAAACGAATACGCAAGGCTACTAGCTTATCATTAAAAACACCAAAATCTCTATCTATTGTTATTTTATGTTTAGGTATATGAGCTTTACAACCTCCACCACCACTAATACCAAATGCAAGGCAAGAAATCATATTCCAAAATTTTATTTCAAGCTCTGCCATTATAGCTACAGTATAGTCATCAAATATCTGAATACCCTGCGTACTACCAGACTGTATAGGCCTTGCTATTACTAAATTAAAACTATAAACTTCTTTGATACCCTCAACTATGTATGATGATGGGTAATCTATATTTAAAAGGTCATAACAGATGTTGTGGTCAAAATTTATTTTATCTGGAGAACCAAGTTTTACAGTACAAAAACCTGCTGCATCTGCACAAGCTTTAAAGTCTGTCATTAATTTATTTAAGTCGTATACTAAAGGGATAGCCATAGTTATTTTTTATTTATTAATTGTTTTTCGTATTTATATTGACATGCAAAGTGAACAAAGTTACCATCTTGTGTTTTAAAATATGGATTTGAAGTAAACTCATCCTCACAGAAAGCACAAGTTATAGGCTTTTTCTTTAAATCAGCCTCATACTGGGCATAACACTGCTTATGTACAATCTTCTTGTCTGTAGTACCCTTCCAAGCACAAGAGCATGAGCTAAGGCCTCCCTCACAATGAACACATGTTTTAGTTTCTGCCATGTTTTATCTTTTGTTTAAATCGTTATAAGTCTTTTCATAATCAACGCATGCGTTTTTCCAAGACAAATATGTTAAAACTTCATTTAGCTCTGTCAACAACACACTATTAAGAGGAGATTGTGTTGGTAACGTAAAAATACCCTGCTTTGCTACATCATAAACGCTGTTTAACCATCCGTACCCTCCAATGGTTCTGTCAGCAGCAATTTTAGCTTTTGAATCTCCTCCTGATGAGCTAAGGTTAGGAAACGTTTCATTAATGAGTTTTCGTGTATTGTCAAAAAAAAACCGACATCCCAAATGGTTGCCATATCTAATTGTTTAAACTCTTCAGCTCTTTTATCTATTAAAGCATCATTAACTAGTCCTCTCTTATCTCCCTTCTGTCTACAAAGTATTGCTACTTGTTTTGTTAATACAGTTAAATCTCCAGTCTCAAGCTTTTTATTATGAAGCTCTATTTGTTCAGCTTCAATAAAAGTACCAAAATTTTCAGTAGCCATTCCTGGTTCTGGTAGATAGTATACATCATTTTTAAATGTAAACTTATCCAAAGCTATAGGAGTATAAATATCATTTAAAAAACTTATTGATGTTAAGATTTCCTCTATATCATCTATATTACACACAGATATTTCCTCCTCACTAAGTCCAGTCCAGTAGCAAGCAAGGGTTGTATTTTGATTTATTTGTAAAAGGCTTAATTCAAGTTGTCTTACCTCATCATTTGATTCACTAAACATCTCCTCAACCTCAGACTCTGTAGGCTGCATCTTAACAATCTCATTAAATCCACAAAACCTCTCAAAGGTTACATCTACCCAAGATGTTGGTATTTCAACTTCAACTTCGTTTATCGTAATATTTTTCATTAATTAAGTATTGTTTTATCTCCATCTACAAAAGGATTGATTAAAACCATTTTTCCTATCCTTTCATTGACTTTCGTTAATCTTTTAGCTAACTTTGTTACTATTATATCAATTTCTTCTTCATTTTTAGGTAATACAGCAAGATACCCAAGTGCAGCCCAATAAACCATGTTAGGTAGAGAATAAAGCCACTCACTCCTAAATATTGTGTCTAAATAAGAATCTTCTCCATTTTGGTTGTGAACTATTATTATTTGTGTCAAAACATCTAAAAAAGCCTCATAATCATCATCTTCTGCTGTAGACATATCAATTATAGATTGAATGTCTGATAAATACTCTAAAACTATACCTTCATGCCATCTATTTAAACAAAAAATCTCATTCTCATTATACATAATGCAATTATAAGAAAAACTTTACATTTTCTTGTCTAATGTTTGGAACTTTTATGCCCATGCCAATATCTTCTTGCCTCCATCAAATAAATACCTCATCCTCATCATCAAACTATCTGCATAATCAGGTGAGCGACCTATAGCTGCTTTAACTTCTTTTTTAGAAAGTATAGCAAGTTTCCCATCTAAGTCAATATTTTTCCTTCTAACAACCTCTAGCTCTTCAATTATTTTATTTCTAATATCTATTTTCTTGCATTTTATATGTATGTTGCCTGCGTTAATCTGTTCGGCAAGCTTGTAATAACACTGACTCTTTAAATTTTTGTAGTTTTCGGCCTTCATAGCTTTGGAATTGTTTATAAATGGCACTACTCCCTTCATATAATGAGAAAGATACTGTCCTACGCCATCAGAATCAATTATTATGTTTTTTCTTGGTATATTATGGGTATCTGCCAATTCTTTTATTAAAACCTCTATACTATTAGCTGAACTTTTATCTCTGGTAATTATTTCCTCAACAGTCATCCCAGACCAGCGAGTTATTACCATTTTATCACTTCCCATCAAAGCTACGTCACAAGACAGGAACTTTTCACTACTTTCCTCTACAGAGTTCTTAAAACAGTCTAAAAGGGCCTCATATTCAAATAATTTATCTTTACCCTCATCATATTCCCAATTACCATGCAAAAGCCTCTCTCTTGAAACAGGGTCAAGCTTTCTTAACTGCTCTTCATAGTATTCAGAGATGTGAGGATTGTCTTTAAGTTTTGCTTGAACAAATTTCTGATGCTCTGGTAGGTTATCATCCCTCCACTGCTTATAGAAATCATAAACCCAGTTCTTAGCTGGATTGCACGACATAAGCATTTTTGGCCGAAGGTCAAAATCAGAAAGTTTATATCTAACCCTTGAGGCTACAACATTCTTAGCTTTCTCAGTACATTGATTAACCTCATCAATGAAAGCTCCAGAAATCTCAAGTGAGCCGAGTGAATCAAAATTTGGGTCTGCAGGGTACTGGTAAAGGTCTTTTAGTAATATTTGACTACCATTCACAAATTCAATAACATTGGATTGTGCATTAAACTTATAGGTCTCGCCTTTCTTTACACCCCAATCTGAGCAAACACTAAAAAATGAGTTAAGAGTAGTCTCTTTAAGTGTTTTCAATACAGCACGACCCATAAGCCACCTTGTGCCTGGGTATCTCAAACACGAATACAGCAACCAGGCTGCTCCAAAGTATGATTTACCACCGCCAGCACTTCCTCCAAATAAAATTTCAGAGCTGGACTTATCATGTAGATATTCCCAAGCCTGATGCTGTTTTATTGTTGGCGTAAAGTCTATCTTCATTTTTTCTTTTTACCGCCAAGCAAGTTACCTATTGGAATGATTATGCCAAATTTTAATATAAAGTAAGTTACCATTATAGGTGTTAACCAAAAAAGGACTATTATTACTAATATAGTTGATTCCCAGTTTGACTTGCTACCAAAAAATTTCTCAAATCTTTTAAAAGTATTTATTTTTTTCCCCATTATAAAACATCTAGTATTTGTAACGCCTGACTCTGGTTATATGTTTTTGCCCAGGCAATAAATTTTTCTTGTGTTATACTTGTTACTACTGCTGGCACATCTGTGTCTCCAGTGTACTGCTGAGTAGTATTAGCCTCTATAGACCTATAATCTGCTGTAGCTCCTAATAAAGCTCTTACTTCAGAAAGCTTAAGTTCAGCAATCTTGAACATTTTGGTTTTAAATATTATTTGCATTTTAATTAAAGAGCCACTATCACTAACAGCGTCTTTCCCTCTTGTATCTAATACCGATACTTTAAATCTTAAGTCTATATTCATTTTTATTTTATTTAAGTTATTCTAAAAGTTTCTTGATTGTTAATTTTATTTTTATTATTTTTGAAAACTATTTTGTTTTTCAGATTGATTAATTACTTTAAACAAATGTGTAATTGTTTTGCTTGTCAAAACAACCTGTAAAACTATTGAGTTTGGGTTTATTATATTTATTACTCATCTTCAGGCTTTGTATAGTTAAACACAAACGAATCACCCCCACTTGTTACATCTACTCTATCTATTGCTATTCCTTTCATCTTAGCTATATCTTGAAGTAATAATCTGCAGATATTTAAGTCTCCACTCTTATAGCCCTTAGTATATAAGTCATATAACATCATAGTGTGCTTATCAACCTCATATTGCTTCTCTTCATCAAACTGTTCTTTAAAATACTGTAAAGCTCTCTTATAATATATAGATGCTTGCCTTTTTTGTATGCCCCAATTCTTATCGCAATACTCAATTATGTCAGTATACCTCACACCTTGTAAAACTAATCTAACTATCTCTGAAGTTCTCTTATGAGCTTCTAGCTTAGTTGCCTTCCCTTCAAACTTAGTCTGAATATTCCCCAGACCAGAGGCACTTATTTCAACCTTAATATCTTCTTTCTCTTCCATTATTTTCTTGTGCATAAAATTTATTTGCAAATATAAGTAAAAATAACTTAGAAGTCAAGGTAATATATTACATAAAGTGCATAATAACCTCAAATCTCAAAATCTAGTGCGAATACTAGACCCCCTTGAGTATAAGCCCCTTTTACGTAAATGAGGGGTAAAACATCCTTTTAGAAAAGTTTTTTAATTTAACATGCTTTGGGTCGCCCTGTGATGGCTGTTTGTGTGCTATAGTGTACATAAATTGCTTATCTATCACCACCCCCCCCTATGACCCACCCATACACCATATAGGCTATTTAGACTCATTCTAAATAAGAAATTAGACATAAAAAAAAGGACTAAACTTTAGCCCCTTAATTTTTTTAATATGTTTTTTATTTTATCCCAGTTCTATTTTAATAGCAGTCTGATACTCTGACTCTGTGCCTCCAATGAATACAATAGATAAGATATAAATGTTAAACTTACTAGAACAAAAATCCTTTATCCTGCTTATGCTTTTGGTTTTGTCTCTGTCGGTGGACTCCATGCCTGATATATAATTATTGTTTATATTATGAAGGTTTCCGAATAGCTTTGTCATTAGTTCTTTGAGTTCTTGTTTGTTGTTTGTTGTTTGCATGTTGTTTAGTTTATTAGTTTAATTTTCTGGTTTTTGTTGTTTCATTGTACTTCTTAACACTTTTTGCGTTCCTTACTTCATTAGCACCAACACACCATCTAAGCGTATCATTGACAAATATATTAAGATACTTTGCAGTTGTTCGGCTCATATCATGCGTGTAGTGGTCTAGCGTCAGCCGTTGCCGTTGTACATTATACTCTGCTATTATTGTACTATATGATTGAAACACTATTTTTTTACTATCATACATTACAAATTGATTGTCTGCTAGGTTTCCTTTGTTTGTTCTTAATTGTTTTGTTTTTGTTGTCATTGTGTTTTATTATTTAGTTAATTTAAAAATTGTTTCCTTAATTGTTTGTACTTTGTTTCTTATCTTCTGCACTTTGTAACTATTGTTTTGGTAGTTTGTTCCACTTCTTTGAGGTTCAAAATTCCAATCATAGACGATTAGTTTACTATTGTTTTGTATAGTTATGTTGTTAGCAAATAGATTGCTATCTATATAATCATACAAGTCATAATCTAAATTGGTAGAGCCTGAAGGGTTAAAGGCTTTTATTTGTTTGTTTGTTTGTGTGTTTGTTGTCATTGTGTTTAGTTTGTTTAGTTAGTTAGTTAGTTAAGCGTTTGTTACTATTGTGTATATTATCCATCCCATGAATGTGATAAATAAAGATACATTAAAGATTTCACCAATAGTTCTGAAAATGTTTCTTTTTGTTGTTGTTGTTGTTGTTGTAGTCATTTTGTTTAGTTTGTTTAGTTAGTTTAGTTGTTTAAAGTTATGCAAATTTACAGCATATTTTTAAGCCACCAAATAAATAAGCACTTTTTTTTATTAATATCGTAGTTTATAATGATTCTAAATAAGAAAAGTATTTGCTTTTTTATTTGCTTTTATGCTTTTATTATTGCATAGATAGATTATACTAATTTTTAATAGATAGGAACGTGCATACGAATAACAAATTTTTTGATATAAACAACAAAATACAAATAAAGTTATCAACAATTATATTATTAAGAACCATTCTAAATAAGGGGCATAATCCGACCTCCCCCCTAAAGGGAATCCCCCAAGACTTTTAGCCCCTAAAGAGAATCCCCCAAGACTTAACGAAAAAAGGGGAGATAACAAGTCCCCCCTTAATTCACAACTAAACAACTAACTTTTTTTTAATATGCAGTAGCTGGTCGCATAACATCTAGGAAGTCAGGCGTAAGTCCCATGTTCCTGCAGAATAATATCTTTAACTCCATAGCTTTATCAACTAACTCCATGTTACCTTGCCAGTCCCTTACAGTACAGTCGTTCTGTACACTTCCTAACATGCCACCACCTAGATAGTTTTGATATGCAGATAACTTCTCTCCATCATACCCATAAGGGGTTAAGTCTAACTCAATACCACCCCCCCTCTCACTATACTTTTCTCTTATTATATTATCTTCTACTTTCATCTTAATTATTTTTTAGTTATTATATATCAATAGTCCAATTATTTATTGAGACTACCTAATTTTTAAACACTTTTCTTTATTAAAGCCTACCCATCTCAGAGTATAAACCTAGTATCGCCAAGAATACTACTATAAAAATTGTCATTATCATATTGTTTTATTTATTTAGTTAGTTAATAGTACCATAGCAACAGTACATTAGTAGGCAGAAAGCTAATACCACCATGATTAGTTCCTTAGTATCTTTACTCATATAAGGTTAATATCTCTTACTACATCTACATACTCCCAGTACTCCCCTATCTCAGAGTGCAGTTCACCATCTTCTCCTATGCCTACACAAAATACCATATTATCCTCATCCAACTCATGCTCATCCTCCATAGATACTAAAGTCTCCATAATATCCTTGCACCAAACATCAGTACTATACCACTTAGTGTATTCAAAAGTATAGAATTTAAGCCCCTCAGCCTCTGTATATACCCTTAGGTAACCATCTGTACTGAGACCAGTATCATTAGTATTGAAGTCATGCCTCTGTAATACCGCATCAAACTCGTTGGATAACTTCCCTTTCTTTACTCCTATAATTACTTTACTTCTATATCCCATTTTATTTATTTTTAGTTTTGGTTAATTTACTCTCTAATTGCTCAATATAATCCATAAACGCTTTAACATAATATTGTTGGACTCTGTGTCTACCAGTATCGGCAGTTAATTCTTCAAGTATTCCACTATTAAAGTAATTAAACCCATCATCTACTTTATCTATCAGTTTTTTATCCATTTTATTTAGTTTTAGTTATTATTAGTTTTAGTTAGTTTTCATCTCTTTCTCCATCTCTAGCACTTTCTTCTGCACTTTCTTTTTGTTGTTGTTTATATTCATAGTCCTCAATCTCATCACAAATATCACCACATTCAAAACAACACATTTCATCTCTATCAGCGTGTTCTCTACATTCTCCACATATATCGGTTTCTCCCCACATACTAACGCCACAACAAGTACTAATATCTCCTTCCCCAGTCTCTGCACCACAACAATTACTTACCATACCGCTACCTAATCCATCATCAGTAGGGTTACTTAACTTGTATTCATCTATATTCATATTTAGTTATTTATAATGTTTATTAAACTTTCATCCCTTAAACTTCTCCAGTTCTTCTTTTCAATATCATAGTAAGTAGTTATACCATCCCTATTAGTTTCTTCCTTAAAAGGCTTTAAATTAAGTCCAAACAATATATTAAGCATTTCTATATTAGTAGAACCAGTAGCATATCTTGTATCACCATTTTTTTTCTTAAAAGAGAATCTTACTACACTTAATTCTAGTCTTTTTCTTAGTTTATTTTGCATTTTATTTTATTTAAAAGTTAATTGTTATTGTTTTAGTATCATAATCTACCTCTACATTGTTAGGGCAAATAGAATCCCCTAACTGTATGTCAATTTCAGTTTGAATCTCCCACTTAATCAAATCATTTCTTCCTCCATCTTCACTATCAATACTGTACTCTTCTATTTCTTCCTTATCATCTTCATTCCACCAATTAACTTCAAATTCAATATGAACATAAGTAACATAAGCACCTACATTTTTAACCCCCCAACTTCTCATCTCAGTATAAAACTCCCATTGTATCTGAGCCACTGCAGATATATCATTATTACCCTCACGACCTTTCCACTTCTCAAAACCATAGATACTTATATCCATATTTTCCAATCTTGTTATGAAGTCGTTTTCTGCCATTTTAAATTGATTTGCCATTTTGTTTATTTTTAGTTATTGTATACTATAAAGTAACGAATAATTTTTGATAGTACCTAATTTTAAATTAACTTTATTTGTTATTTATACTCATTCTAAATAACACTTCCTTGATTCTAGCTATCCCATTAAGGTATACTATATAAGATAAATCTGAGAAATCCTTATGAAAATCATCATCTTTCTCGTAAACTTTTTCAAATACCTCAACTTCTTTCTGCATATCTTCCATTACATTCCTTAATACTTTTTGTTCTATTGTCATATTATTTGTTTTTAATTAGTAATTTTATTTTTTTTAGAATCATGCACTTCCCAGTCAAATAACATTAACATTCCGTTCAATGATAGTTCATTAAATTCCTTCTCTTCCAGTCCACCAAAATCTACTGAATGAAAGTTTATAAGGTCGTTTTTTATTTCTTCTGAATCCTCGTAAATCATGTCATTATAGTCGTAGTCAGTTCTATATTCCTTCCTCTGTATATCCCATAATTTTAATTTCATATCATTTTTTTTAATTGGTTATGTATTATTGAGTAAATTTCATCATCAGCCGTTTTTAATACCTCATCAGGTGTCCCCATAAAGTTAGGGGTATATTCCTCTAAATCTATATTATGTTCGTGCCAAAAATAATCTCTTATCTCATCCATTATTTTATTTGTAGTTATATCTACATGCTCAGTCTTTTGTCCTAATTTTCCCATTTTGTTTTGTTTTAAATTTATAAATGTCCTCCGTAATTTTTACCTACAACTTCAAATCTCCATTCACTTTCTGTACCTTCATCCATTCCCTCATACTCATTCTCTCCATTACCAAAATCATATTTAGCCTCGTTTATAGCACTATCCATTTCATACTCATATATCTGTGAATTATCTGTTAAGTAATCAAAAACATCTTCATCTTTAATATCATTCGGCACTTGAACTTCTATTTCAGCGTATTTATGATATACACTTCTTTGCATTATTTTTACTTTCATTTTATTTAGTTTTAGTTAATTCATTATCACTATACACTCCCATTATACTATTTGCCATCTGTTCATACTCACTATAAGTATCATTGAAAAATTCTTGCGACTCATCTGAGAATTTAGGTTCATCTTCACTATAAACAAAGGTATCAGCACCATAATTCATTTCAGTTAATTGTGTTGCCATTTCACTTATAAATTCCATAAACCTACTATTATCTATATATCTCTTACTTATTACTTTCATATCTATTATTGTTTTAAATTATTTATACTACAATAGTGCAAATAAAAAACAAGACCACCAAACATATATACATAAAGTTTAGTAGTTTATAATAGTTCTAAATAAGATTATTAAGGATAAGGATATATGAACGCATACGCATACGCATACACCCTAAAGGGTTTTCTCTAAGACTTTTTGCCTTAAAGCGATTTCTACAAGACTTTTAGCCCTGAAGCTTTATTTTAAGTATGTTATTTTCTTTTTCTAAGAATTGTAACTTAGTGGAAACTATAGCCATATCTTTATTTATCTCCATTAAAGCTTTATTACAAGACTCTCTATCATTCTCAAGCTTATCAACCCTAGATATAAGGTCATCTCTATACATTGTCTGCTCAGTTCTCTTTTCTTTTTTATCTTCTGATTTCTTCTTGACCATAAACTCGTAAAACTTCCAAGCTCCTCCACCGAAAAGTACAGTTATTAGAGATACTATAATAGTAGTTATATTAGCGTCCATTAGTTCTTAATTGTTCTTGACAACATTTCTTGTTTTAATTTTAACCAAATCCAAACCCATATAAATAAGTAAAAGAATGTGATTGTTAATGACTTAACAGCTATTAAATCAAATGATGATTCAGGGTCTGATAATAAGCTTACTATATACCTAATTGTAGAGAATAATGTTAAAAACAAATAGGCTGAAACAAACATACAACATCTTTTAATTGAATACATTGATATAAATATACCAATACTAACCAATAGATACGCTGCATATAAATAATAAGTGTTTGGTTGACCTAACTCCTGCCAATATAAAGGAGTAGTCCAAAGTACTTGATTGTTCAATATATCAGAAAAGCTCCAAAATAAAAGTAGAGGCTGTACATCATAATATTTTAATATTTCAAATAAATATGCAAAATACTTCCTAACCATATTAGAATTTATAAAGATTTCTTCTACCTAAATCCATTGGCACAAATATACCTGTACGACCTCCATCAATAACCACCCCACATCCTAAAGTAGGCTTCTTTGGGAAGTTTTTACCATAACTAAACGCCATGTGGTCAACATCTATTCCACATCCAACATTTAATCCAAATATAATATCATTCCTACTTGCCATATAAGATACTCCCCCAAAAGAATGTGAGTGGCCTACAACTGTTGACTGTCTATTGGCATTAGCCCTATTCCTTGCCCCTGATATACCACTACTACCTGTGCCATGCTCATACAGCACTCCATCTATCTCCCATGATAAATCCCATTTCCATCCATCTGGTGCGTTCCAAATTTCTTCGTATGTCTTTAGGAATTTACTAGGTATTCCTGCTGTGGTTGCTTTCCTAAAAGGCAAAGCAGAATGGTTTCCCACGCAAACCTTTACATTTGGGAAGGTTTTATACCACTCTTCCATAGCTTTCTGGGCCTGTTCAGATTCATTTTCTGCATTTGGCATTTCTACCATTGACTCATGGTATGACAGAGCTGCGTTATCCACCTCATCACCAATATGAACTATCTCTGATACCCCAAAACGAGAAAAAACCTCATAACAGAAGTTTTTATATTCAGGGTGGCAAAATGGTTCATGTGTATCTCCTATTATACCTACATTATTTCCATTTCTATGAGACTGAAGCATATCGTTCTCACTTTTCGTAAGTCTTGGTCTAAATTGTTTCATTTTTGTTTTCTTTTATTAAAGCAAAGATACAAAAATAAATGTTATTTTGCAACTACTTCTTTATTTTCTCGTAAGAACGACCTCCAAAGTATGCCCCAATACATGTGATTAACACCATTTTTAATAGGTCTTTCCAATCTTCATCAACCACAAATGATATGACTCCTGCATCAATAAACACCATTAAAACAGTTGATACTACTAAAAACATAAGGGTGAGTGGCCTTACATTTTTACTAAGCCATGAGTCTGATTTCATGTCTGCATCCCATCTTGCACTTACCTGCTCTTCCATCTTAACTTCATAGTTAGATAGCAATTCCTTCACTTTAAGCTCTGCACTTATCTTTTCCTCCTTAGAGGTGTGAAGATTATCTATAACATCACCTACACCCTTAACAAGCTCTGTAGCTCCACTTGAAAATATTTTACTTAATATACTCATTACAATCTTCTTTTACAATGCCTTCCAACAGCATGGCTTATAATTAATAACAATACTATATATGATACAAGGAGAATCAACTAAAAAACATTTTAATAATAAATCCTGCAACTATACCATAAAGAACCCATAAAGACCTTGCTAGGGTTTTCCTTGCTGATGTATTTCTATTAACCCTTGAGGTAACTCCGCTATCTGGGTCAAGCAACCTTTCGGTAAGCATATCAAGTTTAGCATCCATTTTATCTAATTTATCTTCCATTGAGTCCATTCTATGTTCCATTAGTGCCATCTCTTTTACTATGTCTTTATTAGTTGCCATTATTAATCTAAATCAATATACTCAATAGTTACATCATCACCTCTTGAAATGTGCTTAACAACATCTTTATAAATTCTTTTATAGGCATTTTTTGACTTACCTATAAACCCATCTTTAATAATGATATTATTTTCTTGGCTATCCCCAAGTAACAAACATCCAGCACTATGGTCGTCTGTATTACCGCAGTGTATGAGTATATATTTAAAATTAGGGACATCCCTAACCCATAACATGCCCTTGTGAATATCTGGAAACCTTTTCTCATATTTTTTAGTCATACCTCCCACCTCTCTTAATGTAATATTATAGATACCAGCAGGAACTCTTGTTTCACCCTTTACTTTTAAAGCTCTTCTTTCATCTTCCAAGGTATAACATAGGAAATGAATCCCTAAATCATTCTCTTCCATCAGCAACCCTGATGTAGAATCTTCTTGGCTACTAAACCTAAGAACTTTTAACTTCATTATTTTGTTACTACAAACATTTCAAGCTCACAAATAGCAGTAACAGATAAAGCATATACAGTCCATACATTAGTTAAACCAGTGTTTGCTGTTGTTCCAGTGATGTTACCATCAGTAGCCATCCAGTTTGCTGAAGGAACTACATAACTCATTCCTGGGTCAAGGCTTACAATAAAAGCCTCTGTAGCTGTACTTTGAGCAGCACAAACACTTACAGTGTCCATGAATTTTAGTTTGATTGGGTATTCTGAATCAAGATTAGTGAACCTTGCGTATTCAAATTCCGTATTAGTAACATCTCCAGCACTTTCTGGTGCAGCAGTACATGATAAGATTGGAATAAAATCTTGTGCATTTGGGGCGGTTGCATAAGCAGGAACACTTAAAATTCTCTCATAAGCCTCATTACAAGAACTAATAGTCATAATATTAGTGTTGCCATAGGCTTTTGAATTTAAAGAAATAGAGTCCGTTATTGTTGATGTGAATGTTGAGTTTACTACTGTTGATGCCATAATTATTTATATTAAGTTATTTATTTATTTTATGCGTATAAGAGTTCTAAAGTACTGGTGTAGTACAGTGTGTTTAATCCATTCTGACCACTAAATTGAGGCACTATCAAATCTCCATCATTTAATGAAATTACATTAGAAAAAGCGGTTTTATCAGAGAAACAGTAAAACGCACCAGTATTTAATGCTGGAATAGTAATAGTTTTAATAAGAGTCATAGTATAAGTTGTTGGCTGTGCTCCTGAGCAAGTTAATGTAGCCTTATAGAGATACAAAAACCCTCCAACACTTGCAGCGTTTGCCATAACCTTACCAGTAAAACTAAAGTTATTCATTCCATTTGTAGTTACATTTACTTTTGTTCCAGGAATTATTTTAGTTACAGGAACTGAAGCCATAGAAGTCCCTGTAACTCCAAAATTAACAGACATTGAATCATTATTCCTATCTATACAAGCAAGGGGATAACCATAAGATGATGCTGACCTGCCTGATTCAGTTATATTAATACATCCATTCCAGGTTGTAGAAGAGCGAGTTGCATTAGCTCCAGGAGTAGGAATATTTAATACACCACTTGATAAAGTAGCTGCTCCACTTGTTCCTGAAGTAGTTAAACTTGTAAAAGGTACTGAGGGTATAACTGGAGTGGGGACATTTAAGACTCCACTATTTAATGTAGCCGCACCAGTACCTGTAACTGTTAAACTTGATACAGCTCCACCACCTCCACTTGAAGCTGCCCAACTAAGAATACCTGATGTAGAAGTTAAAACCGTATCAGTACTTGTTGATGTTCTTGTGTTAGCAAATAGAAATCCAGTACCCATATCTACTGTATCATTTGAGTCAGTCATTCCAGAAAAAGTACATTTTCCAGTTCCATTAACACTTGAAACAAATGTAGCTATTGCTATCGCTTGTAATTTTACATTTATAGCTAAAGCAACCTCTATAGCTGTTGCATTAGGATTAATTGAAACCGTTTCTTGTGTATACCCAGCAGTAGGGACAAAAGCAGTACTATCCCCCACAACAGCAAAATGAATCTCAAAAAATAATCCTTTATTAAAGAATACATGAAAGAAAGAGTTATGAAGAGCACCAGCAACGTCTGCAATACAAGTTAATGTTGTGCTTATAGAATAAGGAGTTGCTAACCAGTCCAGAGAACCGTTATGTGTTTTAACAGGAACACTTGAGTTTTTAGCTACACTAAAATCTTTTGGATTATGTATTTGGTCGTTAGGTAAGTCTGAATGAAAATTTGTTGCCATATTAATATAGTATTATTCCGTTTAATTTACTAACCCCCTCTGCACTATCATCACAATATAATGGATAAGATAGTGAATTTTCTATTAAAAAACTCTTCATTTTTCTTAAATAAGTTTCTGATTTTTTATATGTTTCTGTCCTCATAAAGCCTAATGTTTTAGCATCCACTGGTAAAGAAAAAGAAGATGTGCTTTCAACTAAACCTTGAGAGGTTGTATTATAAGCCATATCAGGTATCATTTCAAACCTAACAGCAAAGGCAAGGTAATTAATAATAAAGCCATCAACAAGCTTCCCATTAGGCTTTTGAAACAAAACAATGGAAGTGGAGTCTGTTGTAGTTGGTGTTCCTGAAATAGTAAAACTTGTAACTGCTCCAGGAGTATTTACTGTAAGAACTTTATTTAAGGCCCTACAAGAACCAGTACCATCTTCTTTGAGTGGTATATCAACTCCTGAAACAAAATCTCCTACAGCAATAAAAGCATTAGCTGGACATGCTAAAATATTAGTTCCAGCAGTAACTGCAAAAGCACCATTGGTAGTGAATGAAAACATGTTTGACATTATAGGGAAGGCTACAGTAGGAGCTAAAGCAAATTCTGGCCTAACAAAAAACACCTTACTAACACTATCATTCGTAGCTGTAAAATACGGACTATTATTAAGAGCTGTAGTCAAAGCAACACAGTTGTCTAACGCTGTAGGATTTGGAGTGGCTGACAAAGCAACTTGAATAACATCATCATATCCAGGAGGAGGCGGTATAATTGGTAAGGAACTATAATCAATATAAACAGCTATTTTTTGAGCATTATTTGCAGTGTAAAAAGTAAAATATTTTCCCTGTAATAATCCTGACGCATCAGGGCTACATGTAATAGTATCTGTTAAGGCAGGAGAACTATTCCAAGCAACATTAGTAGCCTTGTCATTAAGTATAGACTCATACAACTCCTCACCAATAGCAGGCTGTATAAAGTTTAATTCAGCAATTTCAACAAAAGCTGGTTTAACTAAATACTTATCAGTATTCTTATTAGTAAAAGCTATATCAACTACTTGTGTCGGTGTTATCAGTGCCATTTTGTATTTTATTTTTTTCTATTAATAAGCTATCTAATTCTGCCTCATCTAATTCTGGTAAATGGAATATCCTTCTACCCTCTTGAACAGAGATGTAATCTGTTGGGTTAATAGCTCCAAGCATTGTAACTGGAGGTTTATTAAGTATATGTAAATCAGAAACAGTATAACCACCATGTTTCTTAAGTATTTTTTTAAGTTCCCTTAAAATCATTTGTTGAGGTTCTTTAATAACAGTTGACATAACTATATCGTATATAGTTAAAATCTGTTGGTTATTACCTAGAGAACCAGCAACCTGTATTCCTGATAAAGCAGGATTCCATCTATGTGATGATATTATATTATCATTAGTTATAGTTTGTAGTTCCATAAAAGAACCATCACTTGTGTCATTAATAATATTAACATTAGAGGCAGCCTCATCCCCATTCTTAGCTATAAATAATATTTTAGAATTATTATTTTCTCCAGTCAGTTTATCTCTAGCTTCATTGATAAACAGTTGAGCCTCTTCTTCAGACATATCAGCACCCAACTCAATAATAGCTGAAGGCATAAACCCATTCTTAAATCTTGTTAAATTGAATTTACCTATTTGACTTGCTATTTTTATGTGGTCTAAAGCTGCAGTATAATCTGGCAGACCATAGTAATAGTAAGTGCTTTCGTAATCAGAGAAATGAATAACAGAACGCTCCACTCCTTTTTCTGATTTTTTAAATTTAGGATATAAATCAACTGTCTTTATTTTATTTTCTGACCTCTTAACATTAGCCCAGTCAGGATGGAAAAGAACTTTATCATTCTTTTTACTCATTCTTGCTGTTGTAGCGTCTTGATGGTATAGATTTATAAATCCCTTACCTATAACAACCTCTAAATAAGCATTACCGAAAGTCCAATAATCAGAAACAACCTTTCTTATAACATCATCCGCTGTTTCTCCAGAAGCATTGACATCAGTAAGGTACTCCTCTAATATAGCGTCAAGGGTATGTAACCCTTCACCCATAGTAAATGTAGTTTTAGTGTTTAGTATTGCCCTGTGTGTAGCCGCACATCTTGATAACTCACTTAAATGCTGAGGAAATAAATTATCATCACCAAAGGGAATCCAAGAATTTTTTAATCTATCTATTCTTTTTGTTTCTTCAGGTGCGTCTTGAGCTAAATCTTTTGAAAAACCGTAAGCAAGAAGCTTATTTTTCTTCGCTGGTTTTTGGTAATACTTGTTCTTTTGACTCATGTTTGTTGGATTTCTTTATTTTTTTATTAGGCTTTTTATCTACACTGCAATCCTCATTGGGTTTACAAGTGCCTTTATGTAAAGAAACATAAGGCTTCCCTATTTCATAAAGCTCCTTTAATACATCCTGGTTTCCCTCCACAACAACAATCTGCTCTTCAGAGAAAGTAAGTTTAGGAAAAAATTTTGCTGATTTAGAGTGCCTGCCAAATAATACAATCTCCTTATCATTTTCTTTGAACCACTCTTTGTCTAATTTATACATTATATATTTTTTTAAATTAAAGTACAAAGATAATGAAATTTAGGGGAATGTCAAGCACTCCCCTAAAAAACATTATTTAATATAGAAGCTTATTAAGCTACAGTCCAAGCGTCAGTATAATTTGCACCTGCAGTCATAGTAGCAGAGATTTCTAAAGGATATTCTCCTTGCTCTCCACCAATCTTAATAAGAGTACCATTTGCATCCTGTAAGCCAACACCTGTAGATTGCTCTCCAGACATAAACTCCATGTAAGCTGTTAACTCAAAAATTTCGTCATAACCTAATACGAATTTGTAAGTTGCTGCTACTGGAGTTACACAATCATCTGCATAAGACTCAACGATTGCAAATAATCCACAAGACCTTGCAAGTTGGTCTAAGTTTTCATTCACCTCTTGAGTTACTTTAGGGATGTAAAATTCAAGTTCAATTTGAATAATTGTACTTCCATTTTCTCTTGTAGCGTTTGCAGTAAACCCTGCAGTACCTCTATCAAAATCAAACTGGTAAGCGTCATTTGTTGTAAATGATGTAACTACACCTGATGTTACTGCAGTTGCTGTTACGTTTCCTTGTTCTATCAACCAAATGTTTTTCAATCCACCTCTACGGTTTCTATCACAACATTCTACTTGATGTCCTTTTGTAATTGCCATAATTTTATTATTTTATAAGTTATTAATTAGTAAGTTATTGTTGCTACAAGAGAGTTGTCTTTTAAAGCACATCCAAATGAATAGTTCATTCTGAATCTGTTTTCTTTACAATCTCTGTTATACCACATGTCAACATCTTGGATAGCCCAGTCAGTTCCAATAGCGATAGCACCTTTAGCTACAAGAAAAGCACACTCTACTTTAGTAGTACCAGTTGGCCCATTAGATGATAAAGAAGCTCCGTAAGCAGCAATATTTACATCAAAGTCAGGTCTAACAATCATTTCAATACCATTGTATTGTAAGTTATTAATCCCAGACTGTAGGTCAGTATAAGCTAATCCACTTGTAGTAGCTACTAATTCAGATTTATATTGGTCAGCGAAAGAACGAGATACAAACATTACTTGGTCAGAACCAGCTAATTCAGCAGTTCTTGCAGTCATTAAAGCTGCTAAGTCAGTCAAAGCAACACCTGTATAAGCTACTTGTTGACCAGCAGGAATACCATTTGCAGCTTCCCATATACCATTAGCTAAATCTTGAGTACCTGCACCTGAAGTAGTTTGTCCCCACCATGATATAGTAGAAAAGTCTCTCATGATTCCTCCCATTAAGATTTCAGAAATCATACCCATTAGCATAGTTCCAGTTAAATCATTTCTTTCAATACCTTCTCTCATGAATTGAGATTTAATATGATTGAATAATGCGTGTGCAGCTTGCTTGTGCTCAACCTCTAAACGAACTAAACTTAAAGTTACATGAGTATTAGCAGCTACAGTAGCGTCTGCAACAAAACAGTCGTGTCCTGAACCATTAGCTACTTTAGTTACATCTTTTAAAGATGCGTATTTATCAAGTAAAATAGATGAACCTGAAATGTTTGTCATTACATCAAAATGAGTTAAATCATTATTTGATATAAATAGTGGCTGTAAGAAATACTTTGCAGCATCTTCTTGACTCCACGAAATTGGTGTTGAAATTATATTTGCCATTGTTTTATTTTTTTATTTTTGTTTATTATGAATTAAATATATCTACTGCTACAGTTGCCCATGCGTTAACAACCACACTATCCTCTGATGGATTAGGGTCGCTTTCAGGTACAATAGAACTAGGAGTTCCATTCAACTTAGCTAATTTCTCTTCTAAAGACTTCACCTCATCAGATAAAGCAACAATATTAGATTCTTTTTCTCCCAAAGCCTCAGTAAGGTCAGTTACATTTTTATTAGAATCTAAAATAGACCCTTCTAATGAACTAATCTTAGCCATAACTTCTTCGTTGTCAAGGATTTTTACTTCCTTAACGCTTTCTTTTTTGTTAAAAAGGTCAGAGATAAAATTCTTTAACTCTTCAATTTGGTTTTCCATTTTTTTTATTTTTTTATTAGAATTAAACATATCAACTACTAAACTCTTGTTTTTATAGTTGAGTTTTTGAACATCATACTTAGCCGCTAAAGCAATAGGTTTTTCAACTAAATTAATAAACCCTGCCTCTAAAGCTTCGTCTGCGGTAAACCAAGTTTCCTCATCCATCCAATTACGGATAGTTGATTCGTCTAAACCTGTCTTACCTACATAAATATTTACGAGTCTGTCTCCCATCTTGTCCATCAAGTCAGCAGCCTTCCTCATGTCTTTTGCCCCTCCTGTTTCTCCACCCCATACATTATGAATCATAAATAAGCTATTTTCGCTCATAGTTACTTGGTCTGCCCCTAGTGCTATAATAGAAGCAATAGAAGCTGCCAAGCCTTCAATTTGTGCGGTTACGTTCTGAGGCATACGCTTAATTGCGTCATGTATAGATAGACCATCTATAACTGAACCGCCTGGGGAGTTTATTCTTAACAGAATATTCTCTGTGGATATTTGTTTTACTTCCTCTATAAAGGATTTGGAATCTACACCCCAAGCTCCTATCTCATCATAAATAACTACTTCTGTAGAGGATTCAGATAAATTTTTTATATTATACCAATTCATATTTTTGTATATATTAGTCTTTAAAAAACAATAGTACGGATATATATAGTATATTTTAAGCAACTTTAGGGTCAGGTTAGGTAATTTGTGGAATAAAGTTAAATAATAGCTTTAAAATTTGGTAGTTTAATATATTTGTTGTTAATTTGTATATATTAATCTTTAAAAAATAAAAATGGGACAAAATAAAAAGCTATTAGAAAACATGAGAAAACATGAACTTTCACAAGAAACTTTAATTGAAAGGTATGAGAGAGAGGTTTTCCAATTAGCAGAGCCGAATCAGAAAGAATCATTAAAACAAATTATTAACACATTAAAACCAAAAGAAAATGGAAAAAGAAACTAAGCAAGAAACACTAAGAAGATTATTTATTCAAAATAATTTAACAAAAGAAGATGTTTTCAAACATAAATTCTACCAGATAATCACAAGAAGTGGCATAGACAAAATTCAGGCTGCCAATAATATTGAAATCAATTTTGATTTAATCTATAACTCAGACGACACTAAATGTGTTATTATAAAGGCAACAGCTAAAATGGGGGACAGGGTTATTGAGACTTATGGAGAGGCTGCTCCTATGAATAATCAAAACTCCTATCCAGTTGCTATGGCAGAGAAGAGAGCTATGAGTAGAAGTTGTTTAAAATTAGCTGGTTTCTATGAGCAAGGGGGTGTTTTTGGAGAAGATGAAGCAGATGACTTCAAAAGAGCATGATTGGATAGATGAGCACCTAGATGACCAGTGCTCCTTATATCAGATGGGTAGGATAGAACAACTATTACATACCTCAGCAACAGCAACACAATACTCAAATATTAATTTAAACGATTTAACTTATGGAGAAGCAGCAGACATTATCAGAGACCTTGAAGAAAACGATTGCCCAAGGGACTGTAGAGACCAATTTCAAGAGGTACTTAGAAGAAACTACAAATAATAGAGAAGTGAGAGGTATACTCAATTTTATGATAAAAGAATTTATAGATGCAAGGCCTGAGGCCATATATATAAAGGTGGATGATTATATAAAATTCTTTGAACAAATACCTTTAAAATTATGGTCAAAAAGCCCTGTGTTTTATTTTAAAAATGACAAATATGATGGGTTAGGATTGCTTGGTGAAAGAATACATGAGTTCACTTTAAAATCAAAAACATTAGAATTATATTTTAAAGATTGTTTAGAGATAAAAATAACATCAATTTTAGATAATAATGAAGAATCATTTAAACACATTAAAAATCCAAAAGAAAGATTGATACATGCCTTGAAGGTATTAAAAGAAACAGTTAAAGAAAGAGATTTAAAAATAACTTATAGGAAGGCTAAAAACATATTAAATGGTAGATATTATTAATAACGTAAATGAAGTAATGAACAATAAAATTGAATTACTTTTTGGGGTGGTGGATGTTATAACTGGGGTTGAAGATTACAGTATTAAAGGAAAGGGAAGAGAGAGGGAGAAGGTTTTAGCAAGAAGTGTTATAGGATATATGCTTCACATGGAGTTAGGCCTTACTGTTGTCCAGGCAGGTGCTGTTATAGGAAGAAACCACTCAACTATAGTATATTATTGTAAAATACATAATGATAATTTTAAATGGTGTGCTGATTATAGAGAAGTTTACACTAAAATATCAGAAACATTTTGGGGAAACTATGATACAGCAGAGAAACATGATATTGGAATACAAATAGCATCACTTGAAAGGTTAATTAATAGATTAGAAAAGAAGAAAACATCTTTAATGATGACATCTTAAATAGGTTAATGGAACGACCTTAATAGTTCCAAAAATTAAATATATAAATATGGAAGAAAAAAAGTATGTAAATGGAATCGTTATCAAAGAAAAACAATTTGATAATGGAGGTACACAGTTAAAAATGAGTGTTAAAGTTGATGACTTTATATCTGAGTTAAAATCTGTATCGGATAATGGATGGGCTAATCTTATAATAAATAAAAGAAAAGAGCCTTCAGATAAAGGAATAACCCATTACGTTCAGGTTGACCCTTGGAAACCAGACTCTAAAAAAGCTTCAAGCAAGATGGTTGAAGTTGCTAGTAATAGTAAGGATGATTTACCATTCTAAAACAAATTAATAACGAGAGGGGGCAATAGGGCCTCCTCTTAATTAAAAAAAAACAAAATGAAATTCAATCAAAAACAAAAAGTAATGAGGCACTTAAATAATTATGGTTCAATAACCCCATTAGATGCCTTTAGGGATTATGGTATCATGAGATTAGCAGCAGTTATTTTTAACCTAAAAGAAGATGGTAACAATATAGAATCAGAAATGATAAGTAGTTCTAATAGGTTTGGAGAGAAGGTTAACTTTAGTGAATATAAACTTAATAAAATATAAAATGGAAATAATACAAAACTTAGCAATAACATTTATGGTATTTGGTATAGGACTTTTTTTTGGTGGTATGTGGATGTATTTTGTTATGGATAAAACCTTTAGATATATGCAAAAAGAACTTGATTCTAAAACACATTCTTTAAATGAATTTAGGAATAAAGAACCTTTTATATAAATGAAAAATAAAAGAAAATTTAAAGGTATTTGGATTCCTGCTGAAGTTTGGGAATCATCTGAATTGACTCTTCAAGAAAAAGTTTTTCTTGTTGAGATTGATTCTCTGAATAATGATAATGGGTGTTATGCCAATAATAATTACTTTGCTAAATTCTTTAACCTATCAACTACAAGGGTTTCTTTAGTTATAAGCAGCTTAATAAATAAAGGCTTTGTAAATTCAACTATATTACAATCAGAGGGTAACAAAAGAATATTAAAGACCTCTTTAACAAAGGTTAATGACCCTATACCACAAAAGTTAAAACATAGTAATACAGTTAGTAATACAAGTAATAAAGAAAAGAATAAGCTTTTTGAAATATTTTGGGAAATTTACGATAAGCAAGTATCTAAGAAACCTGCAAGAGATAAATTTATAAAATTATCATTAGATGATTGTAACAGGTGCATTAAGATAGCCCCAATATATGTTAAGTCAACTCCTGATAAGAAATTTAGAAAACACGCATCTGCCTGGTTAAATCAAGAGTGCTGGAATGATGAGGTTTGTATTGTAAGTGATGGCATAACTACTGGTAACTTAAAGGGAATGATATTATGACCTTTCATGATAATGGCATAACAATCAAGAGGAACTCAGGTCAAGTTAAAACTAAATGTCCAAAATGCTCTTATGATAGGAAAAAAAAATCTGACCCATGTCTATCTGTAAATATAGATGAAGGGGTTTGGAATTGCCACAACTGTGGTTGGAAGGGAGGATTAAAAAAACAAAATAACTACATGGAGAAAACAATATTCGTAAAACCAAAACACATCCCTAATATATCTAAATATAGTGATGGCATGATAAAGTACTTTGCAGGAAGAGGTATATCAGAAAAAACATTAATTGAAAATAAGGTTAGTGAAGGCATTACATATATGCCACAAGTACAATCAGACAGAAATACTATACAGTTTAATTATTATAAAGACTCAGAACTTGTTAACGTTAAGTATAGAGACGCTCAGAAGAACTTTAAGCTAGTTAAAGATGCTGAGAGAGTTCTGTATGGCTTAGATGATTTAAAAGGGTGTGAGGAGGCTATTATAGTTGAAGGAGAGGTTGATAAGTTATCATTTTATGAAGCAGGATATAAAAATTGTGTTTCAGTTCCTAATGGGGCTTCTAATCTTGAATTAAAATATCTAAAAGATTTCCCTGATAATCTAAAAAAAGTTTATATAGCAACGGATAATGATGAGCCAGGGAGAAAACTTGCAGAAGAGCTATCAAGAAGATTAGGTAGGGATATATGTTATCGTGTTGACTTTAAGGACTTTAAAGATGCTAATGAAGCTCTACAAGAACAGCAAAATGATATATCAAGTTTTATTGATGATGCCAAAGCATATCCTTTAGAGGGTGTTTTAGGTGTAGATAGTTTTGATATTGATATTGATGATTTATATAAGAATGGATTACAACGAGGGGACACTACTGGGCATACAACATTTGATAATTTATTTTCATTTACAACATCTCAATTAACTGTAATAACTGGAGTACCTACTCATGGTAAAAGTAATTGGTTAGAGCACATGTGTATTAAGTTGGCGGCACAAAATGATTGGAAGTTTGGTGTATTTTCTCCTGAACATTATCCTTTACAGTTACACTTCTCTGTTTTAGCAGAAAAGTTTATAGGTAAGTCATTTAGAGATATGACTAAATTTGAAAGAATGTCAAGAGAAGAATTGAATCAGGCAAAGTCATTTATATCTAAAAGTTTTAATTGGATTAGGCCTGATGGAGATGTTTTCACTATAGATGCTATATTAGAATCAGCAGCAGGATTAATTAAGAGACATGGTATAAAGGGATTGATTATTGACCCATACAATAAAATTAGTGCTCCATTTGGCTCTCAAAGTGAAACTCAGTATATTAATGAGTTCTTAACTAAGCTGACTATATTTAAACAAAAATATGATATTCATATATTCCTAGTAGCACATCCTCGTAAAATGCAAAAGAAGGATAATGGATTATATGATGTACCTACACTTTATGATATTGCAGGTTCTGCCAACTTTTATAATCAAGTGGATAATGGTATTACTGTATATAGAAATTTTGAGACAGGATTAAGTCATGTATATGTGCAGAAAGTTAAGTTTAGGCATATTGGAGAAATAGGTGAGGCTGTATTTAATTATAACCTTCAGAACGGTAGATATAGTGAGGTTGGTGAACATGCAGATAACTCTCCATATATAAAAACAATAAAACAGTTGGAAATTTAAAATATTTTTATTACATTTGCAACTATAATGAAAAAGGTAAGAAAAACAGATGTTTTAGATAAGGATGAATATTATGAATCAGAAGAAGGATTTATTGTATTTACTGAAAAACATCATTTAAAAAGAGGGTATTGTTGCGACAACAAATGCAAACACTGCCCTTATATAAAAAAGAATACTCAGGAAATAACTAATAATAAATAAAGGGTAAGACCTAAAAAGCTTTTAATTTTTCAGCCTGAGTAGTAGAGGGGGGGTGTGGTTACCTCCCCAATACAATTAACTATATGCAAGTAAATATAACAATGGTAAAAATCACAATAAAAGATGTAAAAGCATATAATTTGTCTTGTTTATTC